TACGAAACAATAACAAAAATACCAAGAACATCAACTGGGCATGTAAGACAAGAACTTAAAGATTTAATAAGAAAAGATTATGCTTATAAAAGAATTGTTTCTAAATCAGTAAATACAGATCCACATGTTTATAATTTATTAGTTCAAGCATTTCAGGGTGGTTATACACATGCAAATTTTATATATACAGATGAAGTTATAAAGAATGTTGATTCATGGGATTTTACTAGTTCTTACCCTTATGTACTTGTTACACATAAATACCCAGCAACAAAATTCAAACCATGTAGAATAAAATCTGTTGAACAATTTAATCGTAAAATATTTGCTTATTTATGTGTTGTTAAATTTACACATGTAAAATCAAAATATTATAATCACTTTTTATCAAAATCAAAGTGTATAGATATAACTAAAGGTGTATATGATAACGGTAGAATAATATCAGCTGAATCATTTACAATGGTTGTTACAGATATTGATTTTGATATTATATTACAAGCATATCATTGCAATTATGAAATACTTGAATGTTATTATTCAATTTATAAATATTTACCAAAACAATTTATAAATTTTATATTAGATAAATATGTAATAAAAACTCAATATAAAGGAATTAAAGAAAAAGAACTTGAATATCAAAAAGAAAAATCAAAGTTCAATTCATTATATGGTATGAGTGTAACAAACAATATTCGTGATAAAGTAGATTTTGATAACGATACTAAAAACTGGAGTGAAACTCCAATAACTAATGAAGAAATAATTGAAGCATTGAAAAAAGAAGAAAAAGACGGATTCATGTCTTTTGCTTGGGGTGTATGGGTTACAGCATACGCAAGAAATAACTTAATCAAAAATATAATCAAATTAGATGATTATGTTATTTATTGTGATACAGATTCAATTAAAGTAGTAAATGGTTATGATAAAAGTGTTATTGATAATTATAACGAATTTGTTTATAAAAAGATTAAACATGTATCTGAAGTATTACAAATACCAATTGAAAAGTTTGCACCAGAAGACATTAAAGGTGTAAAACGTCCATTAGGAGTATTTGATGATGACGGTCATTATTTAGAGTTTATTACTCAAGGTGCTAAAAAGTACGCAGTTAAAAAATTAGTAAAAGATAAAGTGACTTTAGAAGAACACGAAAAAATTGAAATAACAGTTTCTGGAGTTCCAAAACGTGGTTATAAAGCATTAAAAGATTTAAACGACTTTAGAGATAACTTCGTGTTTGAATACAAAGACACTGGTAAAAATTTACTTGTTTATACTGAAGAACAAGAACCAAACGAACTAACTGATTATTTAGGAAATACAAGCATTGTTACTGATAGATCTGGTTGTTGTATATTACCAACTACTTATGAATTAGGTAAAGCTGAAGAATATGCAAACTTATTAACTGAAAACTCATCAGCAAGAGCTGTATTCAATGAAGAAATGGAAGGAATACTATGAGAAAGGACATTGACTTTATATTATTAATGTTATCAATATTGACTTTAGCATTTTTGATAACTTTACAAATTGTTATAAATTTTTTTACAAATTTATCAATTTAATGTTGACTTTTACAACGAATAGTTGTAATATGTATATAGAGATAGAAAGAAGGTAAACAATGGAAGAATTAGATTATATTAAAAAATTTAGTTCTATCAATATAACTCAAGCATGTAAAAAACTTGGAGTTGATAGATCTAATCTAGTAAGTGGTAGAGCAAGTGCTGAAGCTGTAAAAGCAGTTAAAAAAGAATTAGAATCTGAACTTGCTAAATTATATATTAAAAAAGAAGAATTAAAAGAAACAAAAGAAGGTGAATAAAATGTTCTATTTAGCTATTGCTTATATGTGTTTTGGTTATACTTTAGGTAGTTCAATTACAATGTTATTGTGGTTGAGAGATATAAAGAAAAGGGGTAAACAAGATGTTCAAAGAATTTAGTTTATTAACATTATCTGAAATGTTAGAAACAGCTGAAAACAACAACGATCAATACATGATCAATGCTATATCTTTTGAAATTGTTACAAGAATTTATGTTCCATTTAGTGAAAAATCATTTGATGATTTATTACTTGAATATGGTTATAAACCAACAAGAAATAAAACATTAACAAAATAATGTATACACTAGAGATATTAAACGGTACAAACTGGGAATATTTATTTCATACAGACAATTTAGAAAGAATAAGCATAACAATTAAAGCATTAATAAATGATAGTATTGTATATCATATAAGGGTTTTGGAAAATGATAAAGTATTATCTCATTTGACAACTACTAAAGCTCAATATGAGTGGTTTAGAAGTTATTTTATAGAAGATAATTCAATTTATAAAAAATTAGAGAAAAGGAAATAAGAAAATGAAATTAGGTAAATTTTTAATAATATTTATTGCAATTGCAATTATTGGGAGTTTTGGTTTTGGTATAATTAATTATGATAATAGAGCAGTATATGATTTATTCATGTATTTAGGCATATTATTAACAATAATTGAAGGTGGTTTACTTTATATAAGTAAATAAGGTGATATTATGGAAATATATCTTATATTGTTAGATTTAAAGACAATGAAAGAATTTAAGAAAACATTTAATACTGAATTTGAAAAAGATAAATTTAAAAGAAAGTTAAGATTTTCTAATAAGTTAGTTGTTTTGAAAGATTCAACAAACAATAACTATTTAGATTAATAAAAGGTGTATTATGGGAAAATATAACAATAAAAATTCAATTTTAGATTTTCAACAAAATCTGGTAAACTTAATTGATTATATAATAACTATTTATAATAAAGGTTATATTACAGAAAGAACAAAAGATGAATTATTAAAAAGAATTAATCCAACTTTAGAAGGTGACAATTATGGAAAGACTAAATAAGACTTACGGCGGAACTTGTTATGAAAGACAAATTCAAGCTGATCTATTACATGAACCAGTTGTCGTGTGTGAAGTTGAAAAAAGAAGAAAATGTGATTCTGCATATATAAAGTTATACAAAGATTTACAAAAAGAATATAATTCATTATTAAATAAATATGAACAAGTTCAAGCATTATTAAAGATTTATCAAGAAATACTTGATGAATCAGTTCAATACTTGAAAGGTGGTGAAAATAATGAATAAAGAAGAAACAATTAAATTATATAAATATTTTGATTCAATGGAAGAAGTTCCAGAAGAAATGATGAATATTTATAAAAAACTAGATATAATTGTAAAACAAATTAAATTAAATGATTCTTTTCAAGAATCAATGGAACAATTAACTAAAGAATTAAATGAAATTAAATAAATATAATTACAGCTTTATAGCTGTAAAGGAATACTGGAAGAATAATAACCCCTTTAAGTATACACAAGTATAAACATCTATTTTACAAAACAAATCCTAATATTACATACTAATAACGTTTTTAAATATTATTCTCCAATATTAATAATGAACTTTACTTCCAGTATTCCTTTATGGTTATAAAGCAAGAAAAAGGTGATTAAATGAAAAAAAGAGAATTAAACGATTATATAAGAAAAATGCAAAATAATGCTTTTGATTATAGAAACATGATCAAAAGTGATAAGAACAAAAATAATACAGTTAATCAAAATAAAGAACAACAAGAAATGTATGACAAATTACAATTCTTTAAAAATTTGAATAAGGTGATGAAATAATGTATTATGTTCTATATAAAGGTGAATCAATAATTGCAATGGGAACAATACAAAGCATTGCAAAACAATTAGGTGTTCAAGTAAAAACTATACAATTTTATAATACTAATACTTATAAAAAAAGAATAAAACATTCTAAAAATAGAAGGGAATTAATAAAGTTATCATGAGTAATAAGAAAATAAATCATTGGAATATTGATCCTATTGAATCAGAAGGTGCTTTATTCAATATTGTTTATGGTGAGCGTTCTGGTGGTAAAAGTTATCAAGCAAAGCATAAACGAGCTATATTAAAGTATTTATATGGTATTAAAGAAGATCATTATTCTAATTATAATGATAAAGAAAAAATATTGACTAAATGTATTGAAGAAGGAACTAGATTCATTCTTATAAGACGTTTAGAAAGAGAAATAACATCTGAAAAAATAGAAGGTTATTTTGCAGATGTTGATATTGCTAAATTAACAGATGATAAATATAACACTGTTATTTATTATCGTAAAACTATTTATTTAGCTAATTATAATGTGTCTACTGGTAAAAGTATAAAAGGTGATAAGATAGGTTATGTTATTGCTTTATCAGTTGAACAAAATTATGCTGGTGTATCTTACCTAGATGTAACAGATGTTATTATGGAAGAATTCATGTCAAGAAAACAATACTTACCTAATGAACCAGCAAAACTTATTAACTTCTGGAACACTGTTGATAGAAAACGTGGAACAACTAGACTATGGTTACTAGGTAACTCTTTATCTCGTGTATGTCCTTATATTAATGACTGGGAACTTCGTGATATATTTAGAAGTATTAAACAAGGTGAAATTAAAACAAAGTGGTTAGATACTGGTGGAGTAGATGAAGAAACTGGAAAACCTATTGAAGTAAAAGTTGCTGTTGAATGGTGTCGTGATTCTGGAAATACTTCATTTGCTATTGGTAAACATAAAGACACGTTAAATAAAGGATCATGGCAAACTGATCCACAGCCACATTTACCAAAATCTTATACTGAATATGAAGTGTTTTATAGAATTATGTTTGTATTCCAAGAATTTAAGTTTGTTGGTGAATTTTTAAAAGACAATGAAACTGGTGTTAATTGTTGGTATATATACCCATATAATGGAAAAATAAAAGAAGGAACACTTGTTATATCAGATCAAGTTAATATAAGTAATTGGTGGCAAAGAAATATATATGATGTATCAATTAAAAATGAATCACTTCATAAATTACTTGATACATTTAGAGAACAAAACATATTTTATTCATCGGATTTATGTGGAACTGATTTTAAACAAGTTATTGATTTTCAAATTAGAAAATAAAAAAGAACGGAAATTCCGTTCTTTTAATTTTTATAAGTTACCATTAGTTGGAGTTATAACATCACCAAAGTCTTTGATAAATAATAAGAATGGTAATAAAGAAACAACACCTACACCTCTACCACCATCATAAGTGTGAATAGTAACTTCTCCAGTTGTTTTAACACTAATATCAGTAAATAAAACAATTTGATTACTTTCATATCTTACAGCTGTAGCATTATTAATTACAATATTGCTTTTAGGTCTTAAAGATGTATTAAATGAAATATCCATAATATCACTTGTTTTGTTAAATACTATATATCCATATAATTTTCCAAGTGTACCAGTATTATTTATAGCTGTTTTAACTTCTCCACTTGTTAATGTACCACCAGATACAGACATACTATTATATGATATTGTATCAGTTGCTTCTAAATTAAAGTAACCAATAACTTCATTAATAGCAGCAACTAAATTTGTCTTTTCACTAGTTTCTAGATTAGCCATTGTACCAATATGAGTATTAGCATTATCTGCTGCAGTTTGAGCAGAAGCAGCACTACTTTGAGCAGTTACAGCTTTTCCGTCAGCAGTTACAGCTTTTGAGTCAGCTGTTTCAGCAGCAGTTTGAGCTGTAGCAGCTGCTGTTGCATTAGTGTGCATTTGTGTATCAATTTTTAACATATCGTTATTATAGTCTACTAAATAAGTAGGTTTGTCAGTAGCAATGTATTGACTTAAATCATAATTAGTTGTATGGTTTGTACTAGCCATTTTTAATCATTCCTTTCCACGTTAATATTATCATATTAACTCATTAAAATCAATTTTCCTTTATTATCAAAATCAAATGCTGTAATTTCGTATGCTTCGAACTCTGAACATGTAAGTTCAAGATCATCAAATTCATCAGCAGTTAATCCATTTACATTATTAGCATTGTAAATATTATTTACAACTACTTGAATATTAGACATTAATCCAGTTGTTGGATCTCTTAATATAATTGTATCAATTGATATATTATTGATCTTGTCTTCAAGATAAGCATCTCTTTCATCAACATAATCTTTTAATACATTATAATTTGATAGAATCATGTCACGAAGTTCATTTTCAACAATTGTTAATTCATTTTCTAATAAATCAATTGTTTGTTGATTTGCTTGTTCTATTTTTCTATCGAATCCGGCAATATATGAATTTATAACATCAATTTGATATTGTATTTCTTCAACTTGAGAATCATAGTTTTCAATGAATGAAGTCATTTCATTTATAGCTGGAATAATATCATCATTTAATCTTTTTTGTAACCATAAAACTTGTTCTTCATAAGTTAAAGATTCCCAGTAACTAGAAGGTAAGTTTCCAATAGTTAAACGATTAAAACATATTTTTTTTATTGCACTATTAGATCTAGTTGTATCTAATTTAGCCATGTAAATCAGTCCTTTCTAAAATAATCCCATGAACAATTCATTTAGTTCTTTTATTATTTCATAATCAATTGCACGAATATTTTCTCTGAATTGTTTAACCATTGCTTGAGCAGTAGCACTTACACCAGAGTTACCTTTGACATGTTTGTCGTAAGTTTCGTTTTGATTAGAATTTGAAGTTGAATTTGTATCACCTTCATTTGCTGAAACATTACTTGCATATTTTCCAGATAGTGTTTCACTTTTAGAGATTTGTCCTTGTGGTGTATCTGAATACACTGTTAACCCGTCAGCACTTGCTTGTTCGGTAGTATTGACACGATTTTCTCTTGTTAAAGTTTCATGATAATCAACATTAACTAAAATGTCATACTTAACAGCAGCTGAATAAATAAGTGGGAGTTTTGATTCCATTATTTCACGCATTGTTATTTTAGCATAGTGCTTAAACATTGCTGGAGTTTCAAAACCAAAATCTCTAAAATAATAATGGTCGATTATCTTATCAGCAAGTTTTAACGGATCCCATATACCAGTTATTAGTATAGTATCAATTTCATCTTGTGTAAGATAATCAGTTAATTCATAATCAGTGAACCATGATTTTAAATCTTCTTTTGAGAAGATTTGCATATCAATTAATGTTTTAAAATTAGTTGTATATTTACTCATTGTCATCACCTTCTGAACCATTAATTAAACCGTCATCTTTATAATCAGCAACTATTGATTCATTTGCTTTAATAATGTTGTTCAAGTCACTTCTTATTCTTACAGATATTTCTTTATCAGTTCCAGTTAAACCGAATAAATCATTAAATTGTTTACAAGCATGTTTTCTTGGTTCAAGATAAGATTCTAAATTATAGTTTATATATTCATTATTAGAACTAGCTTCACCAGAAATTAGTCGTTCTTTTTTATTTACTTCAACATTATTAACACCAATATAAGATAAGAATTCATTCCATATTTCTTTTTTATATTCTGTTATTTTATCAACAACATAAGGTGATTTTGTATCAATAACTTTGAACATATCATTTGAAATTTGATCTTTATCACCATAAATAACTGGTTGATTTCCGTTATATTGGTTGTATAGATTTTCAAGCATTAGTTTTTGTTTATCAGTTCCAAGTAATAGAACTGGGAAACGTTGACTTTTAATATTAATATCACAAGTTCTTTGTGCTTCATATAATCTATAAGCAAAACCTTCTATTGTAGTAGATAAAGGTCTTATTGATGAATATCTATCAAGTGAGTTTAAAACTAAAACACATTGTTTTGTATCTTTTTCTTCTGTATCACTTTTTAAACCAGTATATAAAGTTCTATCAGTATTAAATACATCAGAATAAGCATAACAATTTAATTTAGTTGGTAAACCATAGATATTTAAGTCACCATTAGAACAACACTTTGTATTTATAAAACCGTACTTTTCATCATAAAGAAGTGCAGCTTCACCAAAATAGTAAAGACATTCTTCCAAGAATCTAGCGTCCATGCTTTCTGGTAAATTTACCCATTCAAACATAGATACAGCAATTTTCTTCATTCTGTGAAGATAATCATAATACGTAGCGTCATTTGCTAGTGCTGAATCAATAAATTGAAGATTATCACGAATTAATTTTTTATTCTTCTTCATAGTTCATTTTCCTTTCCATTTAGATTATATCATTATTTTGTGAATAGTCCAAAAAGTTTGAACCATTATGCCAGAAAGTAACACCATTGTTAAAGATAGATTTTAACTCTTGAACGTCATCTTGTGGAATTGCACCTTCTAAATTAACACCAATAGTTTTGACATAATTCCAGTTTCTTCTTCCTGTTACGTTTGGTATTTTTAAAGAATTAACTTTATAACCATACATTGTAAAGAAGTCATCAATTATTTTAGCGTATTCATTTTTAACAGACATACGTTTAAATGTAAAAGTTGTTAAACCATATAAATAGTTAACATCACCGCAGTTTACATTACCACGTACTTGATTTGGCATAAATGAAGCTTTATTCATTTCTGCTAAAATATCAAAAGTATTTGCTGCAGTATTAACAACATTTTTTCCAGTCATACCACCAGCAGAAGTTAATAAATTAGCATGTGACATTAGAAGATCACCAGCAATATTTACTGAATTTTGTGTTAACCAGTTTGTATATGTATCAGAGTTATAAGAACCAACTGGAAGTTTACCCATTACAATTGATTCGTCTAAATTTGAAACCATATTTCTATACATTACTGGGTGCATTTTAATTGAACAGCCAACATCTAACGCATAAAGACATCTAAATGAAACATCAGCAGGATTTCCAGTAGTTATGTCAATAAAATCTTCATATTTATAATTAACAACAACACCAGTATTATTTGATACTTGTAAGAATGAATAAGGGTAACAAAATAACTTATTATTCTTTGGAACATAATTGTTTGATAAATATGTTGGTCTTGCTATTGTATAAGTTTCAGCATAGTTATATTTTAAATGAGTAGAATATTCATAATCAGTTCCTTCTATATTAACAGTTGACCAACTTGAAAAAAATTCTTGTGGTGCAATAAATATACCATTAATATTTTGATCAAGAGCTTGACTATTAAAATAACTACAAAATGCTTTTACACCTTCAACTGTTTTAAATGCAAGATAATAGTTTCCATTAGGAATAGCTTCATTTAATGTTCCGTAACTCATACCCGGTCCAAGTTTTGCAGTTGAAATAACATAACATGGTGCATTATTTACACCACCATGTGATTCTGGTTGAAGAAGTGTTGAAAAATATTCACCAGTTCCAAGTCCTTCATCAATTGTATGTTTTCCCCTTGTATCATCGTTGACATGTTCCCTTTCAACGAATGATTTTTTGTATACAATGTCAAATTGCCAAGTTTGGAATACATCAGTTTTTATTTTAATCAATGTCATATTATCGTTTAAATATTCCATTGATTCAATATAAGCATAGAACCATTTATTAGAATAACTTTCATTTTTATACATTACATAATTATAATTGATTATGTCATCAATTAATGCTGGAAAACGAATCACATTGTCTTTTCTTTGATATGTTGCGTCTTCAACTTCAACATGTGCTTTACTTAAAAAGTATGTAGTTTGTGCTGATAAATTACTAAAAGTTAATTGATTTGAATTATCTAGTTCAAGATCAGATCTTAATAATCTTATTGTTGAATTAGGTGCTATCATATTAAATCTTCCTTTCTTTATATAATAAAAAAGGAAGTAGGGATTAATCCCTTACTCCCTTTTTTAGAGTTTTATACTATTCTGAAGCACTAACTGTAACAGAACATGTAGCAGTAACAGAACCAGCTGTTGCTGTAATTGTTGCAGATCCTGCAGCAACTCCAGTTACTTCAACATGTCTATCGTCAACTTTTTCAACAGTTGCTTTACCAGTAGCACTTGATGAGAATGTAACAGTTGTATTTCCAGTTACTGGAACAACATCTGTTAAATCAAGAACAATTTTTTCACCAGCAGTTACTGAAGCAGTATTTGATGAAAATTTCATTGAAGTAATAGCAACAGTAGGTTGAGCAGTAGCGAATATTACACCATTTGCGAATAAACTCATTTGATACATCTTAATATTATTTAAGTAGTATTGAATAGATCTGTTATTAGGATTATAGAATGAATCCATAAACATATCTTGACGTTTAATTCTGAACCATGCTTTGTCTGCTATCATACCAACGATATTTGATCCGTCAAATATTTTAGTTCCTTCATCATCATAAATGTCAAAATCATTTATAGTTAAGATGTTACCAAGTAAAGTAGTCTTATCAATATTGAAAGCACTAGCCATTACATTAACATCTAAATAACTTCTGATGTCGTTTCTTACAATGAAAACAATGTCTTCTGGATTAGTCCAAGTAACAACTGGTCTTCCGTCGCCACCGTTTTTATGCCAAGCATTGTACTTATCACTTGGTGTTTGGAATTGTAAGTATAATTCTCTTGCTTTTGTAATAAATGATTTAGCAGTTTCTTCACTTGAAATAGCACTAACTGTTTCAATAACAGATAAGTTTTGTTTATAAGCACCACTAATTAATTGTTTAGTAGCATTGTATTCATCAATGTAAGCTCCATTGTATAAAGAATTAGATAAGTTTTCAATGAAAGTTTCTAAATCTCCCCAACTTGTAAATGCTTTCTTTAATGATTGTCTACTGAATGTTACAGGGTATTGAACATCAAAGTTGATAGTTGTATATTGAACTTTAACATCAGCTTCATATTTTGTTAATAATCCCATAAAGTCTTCTGAATTGAATTGTCTTCCTTTAGCTGGATTAGTGTAAACTTCTTGTCCTGCATAACCAAGTGGAATAGCGTCACCTTCTAATACAACGAATGGATTTCTGAATGATTTATTAATGAATTGAGTATATACAATTCTATTAATTAATGCTGAACAGAATTCATTGTATACTTCAGGAAATTCTAATACTGGAGTAGCAAGTTTTGAAATATCACTGTCTTCATCTAAAATAGGAATATATCTGTGATATATTTCAGAAGATATTTCTCTTATTGCGTTTAAACTAGTTTTTAGTCCGTCCACGATAATCTTCCTTTCTTACATAGTTTTTTTGAAGTGTCCGTTTTTATCAAACACATCATTTAATGAAAATGATTTTTTTGAATTATTATCTTCTTCAGATTCTTTTTGCTTTTTATTATCATGTGCAATTGGAACTTGTTGAAGTAGTTTCCCATTTGCTAAAACTAACTTTTCATTATTTTCTTTAAGTCTTGTGATCTCTTTTTCCCTAGTGTTCATCTCATTAAATATTTTAGTATTTTCTGAAATTAATAAACCTAGATCGTCAGCAATAAGCGCTGTTGCTTCATCACCTAACTTTTCTTTTATAGAATCAGTTATAACATTAAGGTCTTCATTTTTCATATTTTCATTTCCTCCTTAATTATATTTTTTATTTTTTAATTTGTCAAATTTATTTATTTCTTAATTTTCTAGCATATAATACCCATGGAAATTTATGTCTTTGTGTTGTCGGTGTTGGAGTTACTCCACCGTTATATTCTTGCCAATTATAACCATAACCAGCTGCAATATCTGTATCATTAACATAACATGTATCATATATATGAGATGAATTTTTAAGTTCACCATGATTTTTTGGTGGTACTTGAATCCACCCTGCATATTGTCCGTATGCAGTATTGAAGTGTGTATGATCACCGGTTACATTTCCAGCTGTTCCAGTATGTGCAAATAATTGCCCTTGGTTGAAACGCATTCCAACACTTGCAATTGGTGAATTATCGTGAAAACACATAAACGTTACATACTTAAGTCCGTCTGGAGTATGTACTAAATCATTACTTTGGAATATTCTACCTTTATTATTAGCGTCTATTGTTGCAACGCAAGTACAAGAACAAGGTGCGTACATTGGTGCTGTGTAAACACGTCTTCCATTGTCCCAACCTTGAAAATCT